CCATCCAATTGGTTATATAATGGCCACGGATATTTTACCACATTTGTATTGTTAGAACCCCGATTTAACCATGGATTATTTAAAGGGCTGTTACTTGCGGTTAGATTTTCTCCGTGGTAATTTCTTGAAATAAGAAAATCCCTTACACCTGCGTATGTTGAACCATCGAACCCGATACTGTTTAAATCTTCGGATGTTATCATACCAACATTATAGGGAGATCCGGTTAAATTACCATAAGTGGTTGTTCCACCACTTAATGGAATACCATCACCAGTGGGTAATGTTAGTGCCACTAAATTCATTTTACCGTCAGGATCATATATGGTGTCATATTTAGAACACCCTTCTTCTATATTTGATGATAGTGTATCAACCTCAGGTGTATCGATATAAATTAATCTTTTAATTTTCACACTACCTTGTGATGTGTGACAAGTGTTGTTTACTGTCTCATCAATGTTTTTGTTATAAATTAAGGCGATGGTTTCGGCTATATCTCCATACAAACCGTTTATGGAATAATCACCTTCATCAATAGGGTATTGAGCCGCATTACCTATTATAAAATAATAATAATGATCGTTCGACCCCGTTAAATCAAATCCTTGTGGATCTGCCTCACCAACACTTGAGGGGACGATCTCAACCTCCAAAACATAACGATGGGTATCTATATCACCATTACTCCACGCCGCACTTTGTATTGTTTGTTTTTGTGCGGTTGTAAAATATAAATCAGTATCTAAGTTAGAACCACTAGCACTACCATTATCCACAACAGTTATTGTTCCACTAGTTGCGGTGGGGGTGGTTTCTGAGTAAATGGTCTTCACTTCTCCCGCACCCATATTATATGTGGCACTATTACCCCCACATACAGTATAAGAAAATATGGTACCTGATACACCACTTGTTTCGGTAACCGAATACTCCCTACAACCACTACCCAATGATGTTGTATACTGCTCTACCATATCCTGATTTTCAAAAACCAATGTCCCAACAGTACCATCTCGTACCTCGTTAATGTCAACCTCTCCAACCAAATTTAGAAGATCGTCATTTATATTATCCTCCGTACATTTTTGGCAATCGGGATAGGTGACTAAACTAAATCTACTGATATAACTAAATTGGAGTTTTTTAGTAAAAATCATAAGATCATTACCGAGTTGTTTTATTTTCTTAAATGGGAAACCTTGAATAGTGTCGGCCAGGTCAAATAAAAGTTTCAAAACAAATTCTTTAATAAAAAGAGTGATAGTGTTGAACGCCTGTTCTAATAATATTAAGAATGAAATGATAAAGAAATTAAACCTATGATTTCTTACCGCCTCGTTAATTGGGAAATAATTGTTTGTTTGGGCGCAGTCATCCTTTTCAGCCGGCCAAATCTCTTTAATTCCAATGAACGATTCCCTCCTATCTCTAACAAGGAAATTGAATCGAGATTCGAGTGAACTTTGTTTAAAATATTTATTTATATATTGTGTGACAGTGTAAACCCTATTATACCTTAAACTATAAAAATAGTCCTGTGGCACACCAAACTTACCCTCGGCAATGCTTTGAGAATCTGTTCCGGTCATATAAGGGATCATGATATCAGGGTAATCGTCCAAATTGGTGGAGAAAGCGTACGATTTTTTATCAATCGTCGCCGATCTACCCAACTCACTCCCAAGATCATCCGTATGTATTTCCCTAATATTTGGTACTAAGAATTTAGCCGTGTACCTATTTCTTTCACCCGTATCTTCATTCAGAGAAAACCTAAATCTGTAAGTTCCTTCTGTGGCAATACCCTTTCTAGGGTCCTTAGTCTCAACTAGATTTCCAAATTCATCTGTAACCAATCTTCTCGTGTTCATTGGAACTCTAAAGAAGAAACGTCCATGTTCATCTATTTGACTATCAATTGATATGGCTTCTAATATTGGTCTGGAGTAATTTGTCGTTCCGTCTGAATTTTTTTCAAACACACCACTAAATCTTATGGCCTCAATATCTCCCTTAAATGTTGTGAGTCTACACTTCTCACCCATTTGGTTGTCGACATTACAATTAACCCTTAATGCGTCTTTTCCCGAGTCGGTAAATGTACCACCCATCATTATTGCATATGGTTCAATTCTAATACCCTGTTCTTTTAAATCAAAATCCGTTCTGGTTATCCCTATTTCACATAGGTCCTGATTACCCCAAAATGGATAGACTTCTATTGTTTTTTCAAAAGTCACTATCTGAGGAAGACCATCAATATTGTCCGAAGACATATATGTATAACCATTCTCAAATTTTTCAGGTGAGGTTCCTTCATATATAAAATCATATGGGACCATAGATTGACATCCCATGTCTGATAGGTCAACCTCCGCATGTAAGGTTTGACTTCCAACTGGAACCCCCCATATCATGAAGTCCCCCGAATCATTTGTTTTTACAGTGTACTTATAATATTTTTCATAGACTTCTAAAACCTCTTCTCTAGTTAAGATGTCTTCCTGATCGGGAAATGTTCCCGTTGGTGTGTGTCCTGAATGTTGTTTTCTAGAAGGGAGTAAATTATATCTATACCCAGCATCATTTCTATCAACCGTAGTAGTGTAGGGGTAGAGAGATTTTATGACAGGGTCTTCAGCGTCCTCATCACTTAAAGGAACAAATATTGAAACTCTAGCGTTTGGTACACCGAACCCATCATTTACAGATATTCTACCGCACACAACACCGTAGTCAGCGCAAAGAGACGTATATGCCTCTTGTTGTGTGAATTTTAATGAAAGAATTTCTAAAAGATCATAATCCTGTTTTAACTCAACAGTGATCTTTTGATCCTTACCAATTTCCGTAAGTATACGATGCTTCTGTACCATATCATATAAATAGATTAGAACCTATTTTCCTTAATTAATAATAATACAGAAAAAGAATTTTAGTATGTAGTGGAACCCAATGATTTGACCCTAACTTTAATGTCTTTATTAGGGAACCTAATTTGGAAAATCTGATTACTTTTCATGAATATTGTTGAGTCCGATTGTGAGATTTGTTTAGTATTCTCATCTGAATACCCTTGACTTATCTCTGCGGTAGAGTACTCCCCACCTGTTTTACCAAAAACTCTGACATCAACAACGTTTACTATACCAACAATATCTGAAATAGTTTTTTGTAACTCACCAACATAAAGTGGGTCACCCATTTTTCTATTATTAATATTAAAGAAGTCAGTTGCTTGTGTTATTACCTCTTTTAAAATTTCAGACTGATTTATATTCTTATCAACTAACAAATCCAATTCTAAACCAAAATCCACAACTTCCCCACTTTGTATATCAATATAGTCGTTGATCATTCTATAATTGGTGAGGTATCTTAATATGTTATTTTTAAGGGTATTAGAAACAGTATCTGTCAAATTACCTTGATCATCGTAAGACAATAATTTTATTTTTACTTTATTATCTTCTTCCATTACGTTGACCTTTGCCGGAGCACCGAACGTTGAGGGCATGGTCTCAATTAGTGACTTGTAATCGTTAAGAGTCACCGCCCTATTTTGAGCCGCAAAGTTATATCCAACCATATTTCTAATTTCCTCAACAGTTGGTTGGTCCGCCCCACCTACCGCAGGCGTTATATTCGTCACATTTAATGATTGTACAACCTGATTATTAACATTGGTTAGGGGTCCACTCACATTAAACTCTACATTATCGACACTAGTAATAACATTAACTCCTAAGTTGGTGTCTTTACCTCCACCGACTCTATATTTTATAAAAATGGTCGAGTTGGTTTTAGGTGTGGCACCTAAGGATAGGTTGTTTAAATAGGTACCTAAATTTACCTTAAGTGTACCATCGTTAAAAGAATCCAAATTCTCAAGTGGGTCTATGGCACCTGAACCAAAGGTTACTGACATAAAACCTTCGGGTGTATACTCACTAATAAATTTATTATTAACGGTCATATATTCTCCCGCAGTAAAATTGGACGTATCTGATGTAGAGGTCTTGTTAGGAATAAACACTTTATTTTCCATCAAACTTTTAACCTCATACCATCTATTGGTACCTGTCATAAATTCAGATGATGTTGGGTTTGAAGTATAGTTGGTACCCTCTTTATGAATTATTGATGTAACTCCCAAAACATTTGATTCAGGTAAATAAATTTTAAAAAATGGTTTCTGATCTTGTGATGAGATAACTCTTCTAAAAACCCTCGATACACCGTTAACAACCGCATCTCTTTTTACAATGGTGTAGGATATTAATTTATTGTTTGTGTCAAAATTTGGGATTTTTAATCTGTTGGGTTCTCCTTTATTATTGAATGGGTTTGAGAAGTCTATGTCTTCTATG